AAATTATATTATTACTATCGCCAGTATTATTTAAAACATAATACCACATTTTTTTATTTGGAAATGTAACTGTACATGTAGCTCCTGGGCTTCCTGTAAAATCTAATATCTTACAACGACCATTCTCTTGTGTATAAGTAGTTGGGTCATTTGAAAAATCTAAAGTCTTAGTTGCTCCAGATAATGTTACGCCGATATAGGCGTTAACCATATCGTCTACACGTTGTAAGTTATAATTAGTTTGGTCACCCCAGGTGTTGTCATTTTCACCTGTAGCCATTAACCTCAACTCGGCGTTAGTCCATGTTGATGCCATTTGTTACTCCTTTATGCTATACGTATTATAGCGTTACTTGAATCTGCTGTCGGCCATTGTATTTCAAATGTACCTCCAGAAACTGAATAGTCTGCTCCAAAATTAATTACTGCTACAGCTGAGTTACTATCACTTGTATTGTAAATCATACAACCGCGTGTAGTAAATGTTGCTGAAGACCATGCTGCGTTAGCACTAAAATCTGTAAAAGCAGTTGTGCCACTTGACGTTGGATTAACATTTGTTAATGTATATCCTCCAGTAGTATAACCACTGCCGTTAGGTAACTCATCTGAGTTTCCAGTCATGTCTGAATAGTTAGTTGTTGTCGCGTCGTAAGTACCTGTGATACTTGCATTAGCTTTAAACAACGCTACTTTAAATGCGTCTGCTCCATTATTGAAATCATGATCTCCTTCGAGTAATTCGACTTTGAAACTAGTACATAATGCTGATGTTACACCTGCCATATTTACCTATCTCCTTCTAATCTTCCTAGTGTTCGAAGTTCACCTTTGTACAGTTCGGTGTTCCTCATTCTTACTTGTTCTTCTACCCCTAACGTTTGAACTGCACGTTCATACAATTGTTGGTAGTTGGTTAATTGTTGGGGATCCTTCATGAATGTAGCTGCTTCAATGAGACAAGCGTATAATAAAGTATCCTGACAATTATCACCTAAATACGTATGTGCCGTAGTAGATGATAAACCCGGTACATGATAAGTATAACCTATTTCACACGTAGTGTCAACCCCCGGAGTTGGTGCAAATATAATATTTGTGTGCCTATTTGTAGTTGTATAAGCTGTTCCTGGACGTTGGTACGAGTAGTATTGAGGAGTACCTGTTCCTGTCGTTGGGTTTTTAGTATATTCACGTATGAAGGTTTCATCCTTTAAATAAAGCATGTCACCATTTTGAATACGTAAAAATCTTAATACTACTAAATCTTGAGGCATAGCTACACCTGATGTAGATGTTCCTGTTGCGATAGTAGTTGTTTTTCTAAAGGCGTTTAAATCTAACTCCTTCATAATTCTTAGTTCTGCATTAGCTATACATACATCAATAGGAGCAGTTCCTGATCCTGTAGCTGTAGTAAATTCTGTACCATCATTCTCAGTCCAATCTTGGATTGCTTGTTTTAATTGTACGTATGTTAATCCCATTTAATTACCCCATTCATCTGTACCCCACAGGTAAGTTCCCCAACCTGGAGTTACTACTGTAACTGTACCTAGTGTAGCTGTCGCTCCTGACAATGTAACTGGTACTGCAGTTATTACTTCAGGTGTAACACTTCCCAATGTTGATGTCATTTGTGGCATCGTCACTGGATGAGTACCATTAAGTATTAACCCTGAAGTAGTACCTAAAGGTATTTGTGCCGTACCTGCTAATCCTGGCGGTATCTCTGTAGTGTTAAAGAACAGTCCAGTGTTACCTAAACTAGAAGTCATAGCCCCTAGTTCAATTCCAGAAACAGTTTCTGATACATTAAGAGTTACACTTCCTAATGTACTTGTTCCTGCAAACCCTTCAGCATCTTCAACAGTAGCTAATACTACTGAACCAAGAGTTGCAGTTGCAGAAGACAATGATACAGGTTGTATCAGAGCTTCAACGACAGTACCTAAACTAGCTGTTGCTTGGAATCCTTCTGCAGATTCTGTAGCTGCTATAGTTACACTTCCTAACGCACTTGTCGCTTGTTGCCAAGCTTCACTCGGTATTGGAAATACAACCGCAATTGCTATACCAGTACTGTTTAGTACACCAGTAGCTTGGAAACCTTGAGCATCTTCTCCTGCACCAATGACAACTCTTCCTAAGTTAGCTGCACATTGTCCTGAAAATTTACCATGTAAAGGTCCAAGAGATACAATTGTATCCGATGTACTTTGAGGAGGTCTAGGTTTATATAAAACACTAGGGTCTCCCCCTTGAATATACATTTCAGGATCTAACTGAGGTTGTTTAGGTTCCCAGTCACCCTTGTATACTCTAAATCCTGTCCACTCTGTTCGAGCGTCTTTGTACCTAATCTTAAAACCTGATCGGTCGTCGATTAGTACTGCGTGTTTACCCCTCGCGTATTTGCCCATTACGCATATCCACGAACCTTAGGCGTCACATAAAAACTTGCACGTTCTCTATCTTCTTCTCTAGCTAATTCCCATTCTTCTTTATACATTTGTATTAGTTCTTGTCTTCTGTTTATGTCTACTAATTTTGGATGTTTATTTGCTAGCTCTACAGTTAAACCACTAATCAATGCTGGTAGCATTCTTTTAGGTACAGCTGCATTTTGTGAGTAGTTATCAGTTATGTCTTCTCCATACTTAATAGCCCACATAATTATTTGATATCTATTATCTTCACTTGGCCCAGGCCATAAATAAACTTTATGATTTGCTGTTCCACTTGAATCAAACTCTGCATTTCTATCTACAGCAAATTTAAGCGGAGTGCCTGTTGAATATTTGTTAGGGTAAGAAAGCCAATCAGCATAACTAATTCTTTCCATCTCAATATCTTGATCAGGAGTTGCATCAGTATCTCTGCAAGCTGCTGTCAGGATATCTGAATATCCATTAGCTGCTAAATCAAATGTAGGATAAGTTGTATTATTAAATGAGTTTACTGCTACTGTATGTAGATGTAATGTAAATAGATTAACGCCTTGATTAATCCATTTAATCATTAGTAAATTAAGAGAACGTCTAGCAGTGATTAAGTCATAACCACCTTTAGAGCTTACTCCTAATCGTTCATAAGCTTCTTGTATTACATCTGCAATTTGCAGATTAAATGTGCGTGTACCTGAACTAGCCAAGTTGCCCCCTTACATTAATGCGCGAGTTAATACCCACAATAACTGACCTAAAACCATAAAGCCAATCGTATACATTACTTTTATTAATCCGTTAAGTTTCTCTTCAATGTGATGAAGATGATTATCTTTTATTGTAGATATACGCTCACTTAAAAGTTTTATTTCACCTTTAAGTTCTTGTATTTCTAAATCGTATTTAGAAACTTCTGGCATATTAATTCCAATAAATTAAAGCGTTAGAAGATGTACCTGTTACTGTAACAAATAAATTTGTAGATACTTTCACACCATCACGTGGTGCACTAAATGAAGTAGTTGTATTTGCTACTGCAGATAATCTTGCTATTACTGTACCTGATGCCGAGTTAGCATCTTGAACAACAGCAGTAGCTGTATCACTTCCTGCAGTTAAACTAAGACCTAAAAATCTTTGAGGATGTGAAGCAGTTGCTTGGCCATCACTAGTTGCATTTGTACCTGTAGCTCCTGTTGCTATATTAGTTACTTGAGCATCTGTTTGAAATGTCATTTTTAATCCTTTATAAGTGGGGAGACCGAAGCCTCCCCTAATTAAATTATGCTAAGTTAATATTTTGTTGATACAAAATAGTAGCTCTAACTTCACCAGCATCGGTAGCACCAGTGCTAGTCCATGTTAGTTTTACATCTGATGTTCCAACGTCAGCCCATGCTAATGCGCCACCAGCTTCAGTAGTTGGATAACATCTTCCAGCTCCAGAAGCTGTTGTAATTGAATAATCATTTATGAAAGTTTTATTTCCACCAACTGTATCACCAATACTAAATACACATGTAGCATTGCCCATTGCTGTAGGCTTATCAAGTACTATGTCTACTATTTGTGAATTAGCTGGTATAACAACGTCAGTCGAGTTAGCTGCTGATGCGCCACTTGAAAGAGCTGTTCCAGTTGAAAAAGTTTGAGCCATTATTACTTGCCCAACATTTTTTACGTTAGTACCTAAGTCAGTACCAGTTGTGTTTGATATAGGTCCCGCTTTAATCGGTCCTGAAAAAGTTGTTGTTCCCATTGTCTTACTCCTTGTTTTTCTGTCTGCTTACGCAGTCAATAGGTTGTTTAGTATAGAAAGGGGGCAAATTTAATTACCCCCTCCCTCAGCCGTTAGGCTGGATTTGAACCGTATAGACCTCTCCAGTCAGAGAATCCAAATGAATATCTCTCTCTAGCTTTGTATCTAACGTTACCAGTATCAAAGTCACCTTCCATTGAAGTTGCGATTGGAGCTCTAGTGAAGTGCTTCATACCGTTTGGTACATCAGTTCTTAACCACCAATATTTACTGTTAGTAAATCTATGGTTAACATGATATCCACCTGGAACCATACCCGTAGATACGATTGCGTTGACATCATTGTCTGCTGTTCCAACTCTGTATGGAGACGCCATTAGTCTCTCAGCCACAAATACCAATTGTCTTGGAATGTGAAGAGTTCTAGCTTGTGCAGCAATCGGAATAGACTTATCGTCTACAAACCCAGCAACATCAATTAAACCTTGCTCTAGAGAAGTCTCTGAAAGCTCAGCTTGAACTGTAGGAGTGTTAGCTCCTTTTCTGTTACCAGCAGTTTGTGATCCGTCTTGAAGTGGGTGTAAAGCGTTAATTAATGAAACACCGTCACCACCTGCAAATGCACCACCCGTAAACGAGTTATTGTACACAGCCGCACCTTTAGTTTGTTTAGCAGCAGCCATTGATCTAGCTAATGCTTTTGTTAGTCTGGTAGACAGCTTGTCGTATAAGTTGTCTTCCATAGCTTCTTCAGTGATTGAGAAAGCCATTGCTACAGTTTCGTTTGTGTAGCGTGCTACCCAACCTTCACCTGTATTAGCGTAATTTACGCCTTGACCTTCAAATTTTACTGATGCTTCGCCGAACCCTGGGAAGAGTACTTCTTCCTCAAAGGCTCTATTTGATTTTTCGTTCTCAAACAAAATCGCCGCTTCGTCTTCGTAACGTTTATATTCCGTTCCAAAGATTGCATGCAAGCCCGGTACTAATTGTTTAAGTAACTGACCTCTAGTTATAGCCATTGTATACTACCTTTCAATTAAGCAGTCGGGAAGTTGCCATCATAGCGACCCCACGAATGAGTGTTAATTTTAACAAGTACGTTCATTGGAGTTCCAACTGCAGTGTACTCTAAGTTATCCTCAGCAGATCCTAAAATCTGGAAAGGGTAAGCTTGTTGTGTTGCATTTTGTGTGTTACTTGCTGTTGATGAATCAAGAGATGATCCACCTTTAAATGTTACTGTTGAACCAGCACCTGTTAAGTTCTGTGCTACAGCTCCAACGTCTGCTAAAGTCAATGCTGACCCAGCTTGATCTGCTTCCATTTTGAAGATCGTTGATGGATCATCATAAACATAAGCTTTGAAATTGGATTTTGCTACAGTGCTTGCAGGAATTGATCTAACAAATCGTACGTCACCTGTACTGTTGTCCTGATATTCAGCACCCCAAAAGACTCCAACGACAGCGCCTAAATCGCCACTCCCGATGTCAGTTACTAATAGACCACTTGATAAAGAACAAGTATCACCTTCAAAAAATGCTGAAGGTGCAGTAGCAGCAACTTGGTACCCGTTTCCGTCAACCCAGTTATTTAGACGGATTGTTCCGCCATTGGATTGTCGTACGGGTGATAAACCATAAGCCATAAATTCTCCTTATTGCTTATACACTAAATCCCAATTAGTAACTAACGCGGTGTTAGTCTTGGAACTTAGCTTTGTTCGCCGCTCCTCCTGATATGGAGGTTGAGGATGTATCCTCTACTGGCATACTTGAGTGCGCTTGCGATTTTAAATCTTGCCCATATGCTTGGGCCGCCTTCGCTGTTTGATTTTCGTAGTACTGTCTTTTTTCTTTCATGTAATCAACATCGTGTTTCATCAAGATTAAATCACCTGAACGGACAGCACCTGCGTGCTTACCAGTTGTCATTACGTCAGCTATATAATTCTCACCTAATTCCTCAGGTGTTACTATTTCATAGCCTTCGCGCAGACGTTCATGAACATTCGCATCATCTGGGTTATTTAGTAGTTCGTGACGAACCCATAAATATTCTACCCCTTCTGGTGCTTGAGGTGCTTCTAATTTAGAAGGTGCCTCGAATGATCTTTTTGTTCGAGTTGCCGAAGCTCTAGTCGTACGGCTTGTTTTAGTTGCTTGTGTCATATTAGCTCCCCGCCTTATTTTGGCGCATTTTTTCTCGCGCATAATCTTGATAGGAAACTCCTAGTCTATTTGCCATTTCCACTTCTGGTCCTGTCAAAGTTACTTTTCGTTTTCCCGTTGCGGAGCGCGTTCCGCCTACAACTGTTGGAACTTTCCTAACAGCCTGTTTTCTAAGAGTTGGAAACTCTGAGGTTAATCTAGCGTCTAGCTCGCTATAGTATTCATCTGCTACTTCTTGTGGATTAATACCTTCTTCAAGAAGTTCTCTGTGAATAACTAATGCTGCTTGGGTCTTGATCCTGTCTCCAGTCTCACTGCCCCCAAACCACTTATTCCTTTTCTGCCAAGCTAATGCTTTTCGATCTGGAAGTTGAGCAGTTGGTTTTGCTTTAGTTTCCTTCTTCGCAGTACTGTCGGGTTTATTTGTTCCTAAACCTTTTTCTGCTCTAGCCTTATATTGTTTGGCCACTAGCTTCTCTGCTTTCACAGATGCTAAGACATCAGTTGCCTTAATCTCAGCGTCAACGTCGCTAGCTTCTTTTGCAGATTTAAGTACACTTAAAGCCTGAGCTTCTTGTGAATCCAATCTTTCCATATATTGGTTGATTGCATCCAGCTCAGAGTCAGCTTGCTTACTTCTAAGTTCGCTTTTCTCGTTTAGCCATTCATTCTTTTCAGACTCATAGCTTTTAAGCCTTTCTTCAAGTTCCTTCTTCTGCGCAACAAGTCGCTTAATACGTTTTTCAGCGCGCTTGCCTACTACTTTTTTATCCTTTGGTTCTTCAGTCTCATCTTCTACAGCTTCAGATTCAGTTTCTTCTTCTTCTTCTTCTGTATCTTCGTCGACTACTTCTTCCTCAGGAACCTCAGTATCACTAGGTTCTTCAGTATTTTCTACAGTCTCAATACCTTGAGCTTCTGTAGTTTCTTCGTCTGGTAACTCAACAACTATATCCTCTTCAGGTTCATTGTCAATTACACTTTTATTTTCGTCATCTATCATTTAGATCTCCTCGGTTGTGAACCGCGTTTATCACTATCATTGTATATTGTATACTAATTTGTTTGGTAATGCAAGGCTATTTCGCACTAATCTTTGAAGGATCAGGTACAATAGCTATGATTTCATCATCATTTATAACTGAATACGTTTCTTTTTCGTATACAAACTTAAGTCCTACATACTTTCCTGTCAATACCCAGTCCCCAATCTTAGCCCATTCAGTGTTAGCTTTGTTGTGATCTTTGTATGCGTCAGGCCCCATGTCAATAATCTGTGATATAACACATGAAAATTTAGCATGCTCTACTAGTTCGTCAGTTAATATAATGCCCCCTGCAGTTTTGTTTTCTATTTCTCTTGGCTTTAGTAATAGCCTATAACCTGCGGGTTTTGGTAGATCTTTCTTACTCATGTGAATCCTTTATTAGTTTAACAAGTTCTGATTGTAGTCTATCTTTAAGATCACCTAGAGTATGTTGAATACCTAGCATGTACTTATAGTCTTCCATAGTGGAAGCACCTTGTAGGATTTGAGCAGTATTAGCTTGTATAGACTCTTCTATTATTTTAGATAATCTATCTTTGTAGTCGTTGGCTGATGCCATATTACCTCCTGTAATAGTGAGGGGGCATTACGCCCCACTCGTTTATTTTATTTTTATTTCCTTCGGCCTCTTCTCCTCAGGTACAATTTTCTCTAATTCAATAGATAATAATCCGTTCTCAAACTTAGCCTCATTGACTACTACATCATCTGCTAATGCAAACGTACGCGTAAACGCGCGTTGAGATATGCCACGGTGTACGACATCGTCGGCTTTTTTATCATTTGGTTTAGATTTAATTGTTAATGAATTATCCGCATAATTAATTGATACGTCTTTCTTACCGAATCCAGCTAATGCTAAATCAATAGAATACTTTAATTCATCAATCTTACGAATATTATATGGTGGGTAATTAGGAACATCCAATTCTAAAGTTTGTAGTCTATCCAATAAAGAATCAAACCCAACTGTGAATGGTTTGTATGGTTCCCAATCTACGAGTGATTTAATCATAGTAACCTCCTTGTTAAGCGAAATTAAATCGTGACTCCTTTCGGCAGTCAAGATTATTATACACTATCTTATAGGAACTGTCAAGGTTACTTTAGGTGTTTCTTCTTCTACTGTTACTTTTATACTAGGTTTCTTTGACACACCTTTACACATTTCCCGCACAGTAGCAAACTGTTCTCCTAGTTCTAACTCTTGATATTTACCACAAACAGATAGAAGTTCTAGCTCTTGGCGTAGTCTATCATTTTCTTGCAGTAAACTTATTGTATCATCATTACAAGTTGATTGTAAAGGCCAGCTAAAACGTATACCTACAGTTCCGTTAACGTCATCACTATAACTATTATAATTATTAGCGACATTACCATCACCATCTAGGTACATGCTTTTACCATCTTGCCCCCTTAGTTCTGTATATAGTTCTATTCTACCACGTTCACAGCTACTGTTGCTACTACCTAAGTAATCATTCCTAGCATTTGCTTCACTTGTAATTGCAGATACAATTAAAATAAAAGATAATATAAAAAATAATGTTCTCACTAATATCCTCCAGAGATAGTATTTTCTAAATCTTTCATATCATATTTAAATTGTCTTACTGCATCTGAATTAGTTCTTACAAGTTCTTCTAATGCACGTACTTCTGATTCGGATGCTAGTTTATATGAACCGTCACGTAAAGCATATAATATACCTTCTAGTCTACCTACCCATGATGCCATCTCCGCCATCTCTTTGACTAGCTCTTCCCTTGCCTCTGCGTAGTTCTTAGAATTTCTACCTGTCTTATCATTAAAGATAGTGTGAATATTGTCTATATCACCATAGACACGTTGTTCTAAGTTTTTTATCTCTACTTGTAGTAAAGCAATTGTAGTTGTGCTCTCATCAATTTGAGCTGTAAGCTTACTTGTATAATTGAATGCTCCATATGTAGCTGCCAATATAGACAATACTACAGGTATGGATGCTAAATATTTTAACATTTCCCCTCCAGGTTTATTTAATTATTTTATATATTTTTAGATTGCCTTCAAAATCTGGTTTGAGTTCTGCTTTAACTCTATCACATTCATAACGGATAACATTTACTCTTCCTTGTGATAAATTACGCTCGGCTTCACGTTTTGATTTTAAGCATTTAGACAATCCATCTGTCATCATATGCCCATCTATTGAACCATTAACATACATGACTAATGCAAAAACTACACTAATGACTGGTTCCATTTTGCCTCACCTTATCCTTTAATTCTTCTACATCTTTTTGTAATTTAATAACTTGGTCTTTTAAAAAATTTATATTTACTGTGTTACTCATCATTGATTCCATTTGAGTTTGTATAGATTCTAATTGTTCTGCCATAAATTCTATTAACATGTATTGTTCATTGTCAGCTGGCAGTGAACCCATTTCACCACGAGGCCATTTAATTCTAAATTCTGTATTTTTCTCTAAATCTTTTTCTGCTAAAACTAGCGATGTTTCTATGCTAGTGATTCTTGATACCACACCAAAATAAGCCCACACTCCTACAGCCACCGCAACTACGATGCTGAGCAAGTTTCTAACAGGCATTGCTATGGATGTATTATCGCTTACTTTCATGATCCTTTTTTCCATTTCTTAGATGGAGATTTAGTTTTACTTGGACTCCACTTTACCTTATCTGCCCAAAACGCCGCAGACATTTTACCTTTAGCAATGTTCTTTGCGTGTCTAGACTTAAAAGCTTTACGTTGCCCTACTGTTTGATTAGTCTTTACACCTGACTGACCAAACCTAATTGTTTTAATTTTGTCACCTTCTTTAGCTACAACTATATGTGACTTACCACTACCATCACTTAGACGTTTAGGTTTATTAAATCCAGATACCCCAGCTCTTTTTAATCTTGGATCAGGTTTTTTCATTTTTTAGTTTTACCTTTTTTGTGTACTAATGCTTTGCTATTTTTAGTGTGTGTTTTACCTGTATGTAATTTACCACCTGGCATTTTGTGAGTAGGACCTTTCCACTCTTTACCATCTTTTGTATAATGTTTTACGCCCTTCATGTTCTATACCTCTTTGTTTTCTTTGCTATTGACTTTGGTTGCTTTGAGAATTGTTTCCCTTTTTTCTTCGCGGCTTTCTTTGCTTTCGTAGTCGCGGAGTATTCTGCGGAGCTCAAGGCCTTGATCGCTTTGGCTGGGAGGTATCTTTCTCCAGTAACGCTTGACTTCTTCCCAGACTTCGTTCGCCACTTTTGTTTCCCCCAGTTCTTTAAACTCGTTTGGGCTTTAGTTAAAGCCATTACTTGTAACCACCACCAGCAGCTTTATATTTCTTTGCTACTAGTTGTGCTTTTCTTGCAGACCATTGACCTGCTTTTGTACCATGAGTAGCCGCTGACTTAACTTGTGATACAATTCGTTTACGCAATCCAGGTTTAGTATATGGATTAGCTTTTTTAGCTTTTGCTTTTTTTGCCATTCTTTTTTTTCTTCTTCTTCGGTTTGGCGCCATACTCGGCTTCCCATCTCTTAGCAATCTTAGGTTGGTTAGCGTGAAGATAGCGCCTTTGTTTTTCCGATTTAAAAGGCATTACTTATTGATCTTGCCTTTACCTTTACCACCACCAAACTTACCGTAAGATTCGTCACGGCTTGCTTTCATTTGTTTTTTAGTTCTTTTCTTTTTAACACGCATAGCAATAGATTCATCTTTTCTATCGTTATAACCTTGTTTTTTCTTTTTAGTTGTTTTCTTTTTCATTTTAGTTCCTGCAGGTTTTGCATAATCCATTGGTTTATTTCTTTGCAACGCAGGCTGTCTATATGCTAAATTTGGCATAATGTACTCCTTATATTTTAGTTATCTTAACCGCTGCATCCATTGTCTTAGCAGCATCTTTTGCCATGTCACTGGCAAAACGCATTTCCGCTTCTTTCAATCTAAGCGCACGATCCTCATCCTCGTTTTCATCCGTTGTCATGAGTTTCGCTTCTTCAAGATCCATCTTGTCTTGATGTATCTTAAGCCTGTTCATCTCACCCTGCGCACGCAGTGCAAGATCTTGTTTCTGTAATTCCATTCTTTCTTCCTCAGGACTTGGATTTTGACCAGCCATGATCTTAGCTTTCTCTTCATCAAACTGTAATACTTTATCTGAAGCATTAGCTGCCATCATTGCAATTTGATTTTGCATTTCCATAGGAAGTGGTTGTCCTTGTTGCTGAGCCATAAGTAATGCTTGCTGCATTTGTGGATCATTAATCATCTGCATCATTTCTTGTTGGTACTTCATAGCTAAGTGTTCAGTTATGTGCCCCATTAAGATTTGTTGCAGTTGTGGATTTTCTTTATAAGCAGGATTACGTAATATAGTTCCATGAGTTACAATATGTGCATCATGATTCTGATCCATCTGTGCTTGTAAAGGCATACCTTTCATAGCAGCCATGTTCTCTGATATAGGATTGGCTGACATAGGTTGTTGTGATTGTGCTAAATATCTTTGAGGTTCTTCTACTCCCATAGCAGCAAACAGTTCCATACTAATTTGTTGCATGTTATATGCAGCTGGGTTCTGTTGAGCTATAGACATAATAGCATTTATCTTTGCAATCCTGTGTGCCTCTGTTGGCATATTAGGATCTGATACTGGAATAACATCAATTGATTTTAAATTGAAGTCTTCTCTGAAAACTTGCTGTGCACCACCTGCGACTTCATAAGGATACATATCTGGAAGATATTCGCTATCTATTCTAGCGAGAATACGCAGGTCTTTGGATTGAGCAGCATGTAAGCGTTTGTGCACAGCGTTGAATAACTTTGAAGATTGCTCTAACAAAGCCATTGTAGTACCGACTGGACCGTAGTTAGAACCTTGTTCTACTACACTATCTGTCGCATCGGCAAACTCTTTTGCAAGATTAGTAACATATTGCATTAAATTAAATAAAGTTCCTGATGGTTCTTTAAACGGTAATGGTTGTAATGACTTAGCCAAATCTCCTGCTGGGCTATTTACTTCTCTCCATTCACCTGGCGATATAGGCTCATCAGGGGCAAGTACACGAAGACCGTGTGCCTTGAATCCCCCTGGTAAGTTTGCAAAGGTTCCAGCGTCAATAAGCTGACGCATAGAGGAGGTAGCAGTCTTAGTAAGACCGCCTATCAAATGTAAATATCCATATCCATAAAAACCTAAACCTGGAATCATTGTGTAATGCGTGAAATACATTTTCTTTTTCATTAACATATCATCTGCATCCCAGTTTCTTCTTATAGATAAAACTTGTTCATCAGTTGTCATATGAACAATGTATGGTAATTTTAATCCATCTTCATTTTCATATCCTGGTAAATCTATATTAGCATGTACTTCTAGTATTTCTACTTCATCATCTAATTGACCTGGTTGATTTCTACCAACAATTTCATTTGCTGTTTCGGTAGCTGCGTCTTCATCAATTTCCGTTTCCATAACTTCAACGTCACGGAACATACCTGCTATTTGTAATTTTCTAACTTCGTTTTTTGATAGTACATATTTATGTGTAAATCTTTCTGCTGTTTCTAAATCAGATGCATAGTAATCTACATAAAAATCACTAGCCTTAACATATTCTGTACGTGCTCTTTGTAATGTCGGATCCCAATATGTTTTCTTAAATGCTGTACCATACAATGATACATAAAATAATAAACGATCTAATTCAGGACCGTACTCTGGCATTTGTATTTGTGTTTGCCAATTCATAAACTGACGAACACGACTTGCTTGTTCTTGTTTTTGTAATGTGTCCACTCCGATTATACGTGTACGAACAGGACCTTCTGTTGGAAATAATTCTTTATATGTTTTTGCTTGAAACTTTACAACTGCTTGTGCTAATACAGGGTGAGTTGCTCCACATGCCCCCGGAAAAGGTTCATCACCTTGTTCATCTGTAAATCCTAATAAAGTTACACCTTCTTCTGCAATATTATCATAGTCACTACGCGATTCTTTATCACGTTGGTAACCATCTATTAAATCATTTGCTACTACTTGTAAATCTTCATCAGGTATAAGTTCTGCTAAGTTTGTATCAAACTCCTCTTCTACCATATCGTCGTCTTCAAGTAGACCCATTGCTTCAGCAGCTTCTAGTTCTGCCTCATCTGTTAACTCTACTTCTACTTCTTCAGTACCGTCAGGCATACGTACACCCGATATTACTTCTTCTAAATCTATTTGTTTTTCAATTGCCATTCTGTATCCTTGTTAATAGTAAAGTCCACGTTTTTTACCATATGCTGCTTCTTTTCTATTATATACTCTTTGCTCTGCCTTGTCAACCCATGTATTGTCACTATGCTCTATGTAACCACCGTTACGCATCCACAATAAAGCTTGTGATACTGTATCCATGTAGTCATCATGGTTGCCTGTTGGGAATACTCTAGCTT